CCTCACTTTCGTGACTTTATGCATCGCATAGATTTCGTATCTATGAACGTCTGAGATCTATTTACTGAAAGAACTGAATTGCCATAAAGGCCTCTGCAGTTTTCTTTCTGCAGGAATTCTTCCAGTTTCTAGTAAACTTGGTAGGATCCTTCAGGAGTGACTTCAAAAGATATCTCCTCGAGATCACGTTCAATATAAGATTGAACTTCTCTCAAAGAGCGGGCTATCGCCTTTACATCTTTCCTTGTCAGTTTTGTCATGTCTTCGACATGTAAATCTGATAGTTCTTCCATAATACCATCTCAGGTCTTCAGGTTAGAGTGATCTAACTTACTCTTATACACTTTTCAGTAAGTACTGAAGAGTATATAAGGGACTGGAGAAAATCAAAGTGATATGAAGTAGTAAACCTTCATAGGACTAAGATTACCACTTTGCGCAGCCCAAAGAGATTTGGGAAGTGCTCAGAGTAATCTTTCACTATCTTTTACAGCTTTCCTGTGTCGGTTAATACAAATTTGCATATATGCACCTTTTGTAATTAACTCGCCATAGGAGTCCGGAATGTGTTTCATATATAGACTCCCCACTTTCCCGCCGTAAGGCGCGATTACGGGATCTCTACTTATGAGACCTTTCGGTCCAAACAGCTGATTAAGTCCAAAGCTAAGAACATTTGGCTTATCACCAAATGCTTTTAGCAGTTTACTACTTGCTATACGCGCGGTAAGAAAGTTACGTTTGTAACTCTCATACACGAGCATAGGCTTTAGCACAGGATTCTGAATAGAGGCTGTTATAGCCCCCGGTCCTAGAATCGAGAAATCATCACCTGCGTGAGAAATAAGTTTCTTAGCAAACTCTATAAAATTAGAGTCTACTATAGACTTCATCTCAGATATGGAAACACCTAATGAATCCATTAGTTGTTTATATCTTGCCGATATGGAATTATCCATAGCGGCGTCATCTCCAAGAACAGCATACTTAAGGGTAAAACCCCCGTTTGCTATTCATATAAGGAAATGATGGCTAATAGCCAGAGATGCTCACGATGAGTAGGCTCCCATGGGTTGCCCAACAGAGTACTTAATAGTACTACCGTCAAAGCTAACCATAGGAATCTGCATCATAGACACTCAGAGAGAAGAGAACTTCTCCCCAAAGAGACTGGCAATGACTTGTCCTTGGAATTTAAGAGGCAACCTATCGGTTGCAGCACTTAAATCATAGGAAGTAAAGCTCGTTACATCTTGACTCATTAGGTGTTTAATAACACCTTCTTGGTCAAATGTACCGTCAGTAGGTAATTGTTTCAGGATTCTAAATATAGAATCATGAACAGGTCTTAACGCTATTTGTATTCAAAAGTTGGTAATCCCGATTATACGGGCCTTACCAGCTACAGAATATACAACACTGAGTTTTCCAAGACTGTATCCTAATCTATCAAAATAACGAATGATTATCATATAATTAAATATGGTAAACAAAGTTATTCCGTTCGTTCCCGGAATACCGGGAGTGATCGGTTTTGATAAATCCCTAACTTGAATCCAAAATGGAATCGCCTTAGGGAAAGATACAAGAAATGTTAAAAGAAGTGATGCTAATACTTTATAACTTCTAGTAAATAGAAGATATTTTATTATAATAGCAAAATATCCCGGGTTATAGTAGAATGCAGATGCATCCTCTAAAACCGTCAACATTGACACCTTTCCGTTAGGAGAGGCCGAAGAGATATTAAAGAAGCGGGCAGGCTTTATATAAAGCCTGTCTTTAACTACTGTCCTTAGAGCGGCTCTTCCAGAGTTTATTAACTCAGGTGAGAGCACTTCACTAATCCCTTTAAATGGATCCAAAATCGTTGATAAATCAACTTTTGGTCATCAAGGAATTACTCTATGAACACCAAGCAATGTACAGACGCCGGTTAATACCTTTCGGTCGCTTAAGATTACAAGTCTTAAGTCCGAAGGTACTATCTTAGGAAGTCCTCTGGAATCAGTAGATACCCAAATTTTGGGCACATACTTTTTCCCGGCTTGGGCAAACTGTATAATATGATAACATTCCTTGAGGTATGAATATACAAAACGTAAATTCTTTCTCTTGGATTGCTGATCGTAATATTTCAGTATTCTTGCCCAAAGCACCTGATAAGGTCTACGGCTTTCTAGATCTAGAGCTCAGAAACACAAATTGAAATAAGAATGAGCTAAGCTCTTCTTAAATCAACTTGTACCTTGCGAAAATTTATATGAATTTTTGTTATAAATAGTTTTATTTGTAGCATTTATTTTTATAAATTTGAACTAAGGTTGTCTCTTCAGAGGCACTTTGAGCCCGGGGCGCTAACCCAAGCCCTCTGTTCCTAATTGAATAGGTACTCGCAAGAGACTATTTAGTTAGCTGATTCACAGCTATAGCACTACGCCGCATTCTTATCTCTCTACAGATTAAGAGAGTAATAGGTTTGCGTTAGGTTAACCGTCCCCTTTCGGGAAGGGAGCCTACGTTTGGGATAAATGTGCTTTCCCCGCCGTTGTATAGCGGGGTACTCTCCAAAGGGAG